TGCAAGCCGGTCAAAGCGCTGTTTCCTTACGACAGCGACGACTTTGCAAATCTGGAAATGCAATTTCTAAACTGCACGCTGACGCTGACCGGATCGAACAGTCCGGCCAACATCTCCAGCCGTCCTGTCTGCATCGCCGTGCTCGACGAGCTCGACAAGTTTGCGCCGCCTACTGACAAGGAAACTTCCGCCATGTCGCTATGCCTAGAACGCACGAAGGCGTTCCCAGCGCGCAAACACGTCCTCACAAGCACGCCCACACTCAGCACAGGCGATATTTGGACGAACTATCTGGCCGGATCTCAGGAGACCTATCATGTGCCATGTCCGGCCTGCAACGAATCGCAGGCGATGGAATTCGGGCAGGTGCGATGGGACGACGCAGCCCGGGACGCTAACGGAAAGTGGGACATGAAAAAGGTGGGGGAGACGGCACGGTATCACTGCACAAAATGCGATCACCCGTGGACTGAAGGCGAACGGCGTAAGGCAATCGAACAAGGGAAGTGGGTGGCCAACAATCCAAACGCCGAACCCGGCCGGCGTAGCTTTCGGCTGCCGTCGTATTATTCGCTGAGCGTCACGATCGCCGACTGCGCCAAAAAGTTCCTGACCGAAAAGCATTATCTGCACGGATTGCAGGGATTCGTGAACGGGTGGAGCGCGATGCCGTGGGAAGATCAATTCGACGACGACAAAACTGTGGACATTCCCGCGGGCGCTTTTGCGAAAAGGCAATCATGGGAAACGGAACATATAAAACTTGCGGCCATAGATAGACAGATCGACGAATACTGGTTCGTCGTGCGTGCGTTCGCCAGGGATGGATCGAGTCGACTGATTGAGGAAGGGCGACGCCGAACGATCGAGGACGTGGCGCAAACACTCCACGAGCTCGGCGTGGATCCGAGGCACGTCTGCATCGACTCCGGGTTTGAAGCGCAAGACACATACCGGATCGCGGCCCGCTATAAGTTCACGGCGTTGAAAGGTGAGGAGCGTCCGTTTTATTGGATCGAAACTCCGCGGGGCCGCATGAAATCTGTACACAGCGCAACGCAGCCCACCGACGCCGGCTGCATGCTGATCCTGCTCAGTTCACCGGCCTGTCAGGATTTGCTGGCATGGTTGCGCCGAGGGCAGGGGCCGCTGTGGGAAGTGGCTCACGACGTTTCCCCACAATACAAAGAACACATGAGCTCTCACAAAAAGATCCACCGCATCAATCGAAAGACAGGAAAGGATCTATATGAATGGGTGCGAATCAAAAGCCGGCAAGATCACTTGTATGACTGCGAGACCTATCTGGCCGGCTTTGCCGTGTATGGGAAAATCATCAGGCCGACGGCCGCGCTCGATGAGGAATCGTTGACACCCGCGGGCGAGTGATGGCCATTTCCCGCAGACTTACCCGGGCCGTCGCTACCAACTACCTTGCGCAAGCGTCAGGAGTCACAGCGACAGCGCTGACCAATCTGGCGGCCGACAGAAACTCGGCCATGACCGGCGCAGCTTCCGGGCGTGCTTTGGTGGGAACGTCGGCGGGCGGACAATCCGCCAGTTTTCAAATCGACTTGAAACCCACCGAACGCGTCGAACTGTTTCAGGCTGCCATCGATTACTTAAACGGCGTGCAGGTCACACGTACCAGCGCCTCGTTCTCTTACATTCTGGACAGCTAATCATGTCGAAAAAAGTCTCACTCGTGGCCCGGATGGGTGCAGGAATCAAAGCGTTCGGCGCAGGATTTGGCGCTGGCATCAGCACGTTCCAACCTTACGAGGGCGCAGGCTTTTCACGGAAACGCCCGGTCATTTACGGAGCCCACGCCCGCGATTCACGCCTCGATCTTAACGAAGCGACCCGGACGGAACTTCTCAAACTTGCGCGGCACATGTATCGGAACGTCGGTCTGATCAAAGGCGCAGTGGACTCGATTGCCACCTATTCAATCGGCCCAGGGCTGCGCCCACAATATCGCGGAACCGATCAGGAGTTCGGAAGACTCTGTGAGGAATACTGGCGGGATATGGTCGCGCCATCCCCGGAGGTCACCGGCCGGATGACTTGGACGGACATGCTGCTGACTCTCTCTAGATCCATCGACGTGGACGGCGACGTGTTCGTCGTCATGACTGAAAAGGGAAAACTGCAAATCGTCGAAGGGCACCGGGTATGCGAGGGCGACGACTATGGGACAGCGGACGGCGTGTTCCTTGGAAAGCTCGGAGAACCCACCGCCTACCTGATCCAGACCGGCGAACTCTACCGGAAGCTCGGAGCGGAAACCGTCATTCATCTCATGGAACTTGAACGGCCTGACCAGATCCGCGGAGGATCGTCACTGGCCCGTGCGTTGAATCACGTCCGGGATCTGAAGATGTTGGGTGAATTCGAAAAGGATGCGCTGAAACTTCAGGGCTCGATTGCCGCTGTCATCACGACAAACGAAGGCGATGAATTGGCAGGGCAGGGTGGATTCTTTGGAACCGTGCAGGCGCAGGACATCGGCGAAAGCACAATCGCCCGCGAGGAAATCACAAGCTCGGCCACGATCCCGCGGCTGGCCCCGGGCGAAAAGATTGAGATGGTCGGGCCGAACCGGCCGCACGCCGGCTTTGAACCGTTCGCCAAGTTCCTGATCCGTGACGTGGCGATGGGGCTCGGCCTTCCGGTGGAATTCGTTTATGACCCGGCCAGCGTGGGCGGAGCAGGGATGCGGTTCATCGTGGCCAAAGCGCAGCGTCGTTTTGAACAGCGTCAGCGCCTACTGATCGACAGATTCTGCAATCGGGCGTGGAGGTACTTCATCGGCGGAGCGATTGCGAACGGCGACCTTCCTGCCGTCGAAGACTACGCAAAGGTCACGTGGCAGACTCCGAAGTCGCTTACGGTGGACGCCGGGCGTGAGGCACAGCAGTCCCGGGAGGATTACAAAGCAGGTCTGACAACTCTTTCCGATTATTTTGGAGAACTTGGGATGGATTGGATGGAGGTCGCAGATCAAAGGAAAACAGAACAGGCTTACCTTGGCGGCGGAGAAGTTCAGCCCGAGCCGCTGATCACGAAAATCGGCGTGGGTGGCGCTCAAAGTCTGACCGCACTTCTTCAGGCGATTGGTCAGGGATTGGTCACGCCCGAACAGGCTGTCGTGATTCTCGTTTCTATTTTCGGAATGAACGAAGACGACGCCGTGAAGATTGCAAAAGGCGCACCCGTGCAAACGGCCCCAGCCACAAACGGAGAAGGCGGATCCGCTCCGGTGGAACCTGTGGCCGAAGCTCCGGCCATCAACGAACCCACCCCGGTGAATCCTGAAAAGGATCCGAACGCAGGGCCGGACGCGGAGCTGTCGGCCGTGGTCGAACTGAACATGCCCGATCCAAAACTAGGCGAAAACGAATCCGCTTTCATGGATAGGTGCATGACAGAAACCAGCATGATCAAAGAATATCCCGATCAGGATAAAAGGCAGACTGCGTGCAAACTGCGCTTCACGTCCAAAACAGATCTGGAAGCGAAGGTTGAACTGGATCTTCCCACACAGAATCCGGGTGAAAGTGACGACAATTTCATGGGCCGGTGTATGGGAAACCCAACCATGAATAAGGAATTCCCTGACGCGGCACAACGGACGGCCGTGTGCGTTCGGCAGATGAAACTTTCCGCCAAGCCACAGACAGAATCTTTCACGATGAAGGATGACCCTGACTTCAATCTTTCAGCTAAGGAACTCGATATGGTGGCAAAGGCCGTCGGGCTTGGCGTAAAAAAAAAGAAAAAATTGAATTAGCCAAACCCACCGCCGGCATGATTGCCGAGGCCAAGCGCGGGCTGGAATGGCGTAAAAAACACAAGCGCGGCGGAACACTTGTCGGCGTTGCAAGGGCCAGAGACATCATCAACAATGTGGACTTTCCCGATTCGACCATAACTCGAATGCACAGCTACTTCTCAAGACATGAAGTCGATAAGGAGGGCAAAGGATTCAGCCCAGGTGAGCAGGGATTCCCATCAGCCGGCAGAATAGCTTGGGCGCTGTGGGGAGGGGATGCTGGTCAGACATGGGCGGCCGCACAAATGAGGCGAATTAACCGCGAGGAATAATTGACACGCGTTGGCCTGCATGGCCAACAAACTCTCAAACGTTTCCATTCTTACGATCGGCGAGGCCAAAGGCCACAATCTGCTGATCGATCAAAAGTCGCTCGAGCAGGCGCTCGAAGTCGCGAATTCCATGAAGCGGATCAAGGTGACCATGGGCCACGGAGCCGAGGTGTCCGGCATTCTTGGATATATCGACGGATTCAGGATCGAAGGCGAACGCCTGATGGGCGACCTTACCCTGTTCAACACAAATGAAGCACAGTTCGTTCAGCACTTGGCGCAGGTACTCCCGGAAGGATTTGGCCTATCCCTTACGTTCAGCGGCGTCCCGGAAGAAATCGCCGGCAATCGTTTCGCCAGGGTAACCGAGATCTACGACATCAGCGTGGTCAGCACCCCGGCCGCCAACCCCGCCGGAATGTTTTCTGCATTCACAGCAGTTGACATGAAAAAACTGCAAATGAACGAAGCGTCTGTCGAAGTGAAGAAAGAGGAGATCGCGCCGGCCGTTGTGGCCGAGGTCGCAGCTCCTTCCGTTGAAGCTCCCGTTGTCGAAGTGAAAGCCGAGCTGGCCGAAATGCCTTCCGATAAACCTTCCGACAAGCCCGAGGAGAAAATGGCCGAACCTACTTTGACCGACATCGCCGGGATGCTGTCCGAACTGCTTGCGTTGGTAAAAGCCGACGCAGCTCAAGACGTGACCGAAGTTCCTGAGACTCCCGCCGAAGACATGGCCAAAAAGGAAATGCCTTCCGAGATGAGCGCCAAGTCCGACGAAAAGGCCGACAAGGCCGTGACCACTTTGGAAAAAGCCAAGGCCGACGCTGCTGGTGCAGTGGCGGTTCCCGCTGAATCGAGCCAACCGCTCGGCCGGGCAGAAATCCTCAATCAATTCAACGCGGAAAAGTCACCGGCCCGTCGGTCGGAACTGCTCCGCAAACTCGGACTGTAATCCAGTCCACTAGGAGAAACTAACATGGCCAACTCAATCGGAACGACGAATGCCAATGTAATCGCTCAGAGGGCTCTCGAGATCCTCGTGGCGGATTACAGCTTCCTCAAAAACAGCGTGACGGACTTCAGCTCGGAAGCCGCGAAGTACGGCGCCAGCGTCTACACTCACCGCATCTCTGCGACGACCGCCCAGGACTACTCGCAGACCAACGGCTACGTGGCGACTGCTACCACACAGAGCGACGTTCAGATCACCCTGAACAAGTTCAAACACGTTTCCTACGCGATCGATGATCAAGAGCGCACCAGCTCCAACATCAACCTGATCGAACGGTTCGCCGGCGCGGCCGCTCACGCTCTCGGGTTGCAGATGGTCGGTGACTTGCTCTCGCTCGTTACTTCCAGCAGCTTCACCTCAGCTCTCACGCAGAGCTCGGCGACCTTCAGCTACGCCTCCGTGGTGTCGGCTGGAATCACCCTCAACAACGCAAACGTTCCCCAGCACGATCGGTACGCGGTTCTCGCCCCTTCGTTCTATGGCCGTCTCTTGAATGATTCGACCATCGTGGCGAACGCTCAGATCACCGGTGAACAGGCCCGCACGGCCGGCATCGGATCCGTTGCAGGGTTTAACATTAACATGTACAGCGCGGTGCCTTCCAACAGCATCACCCTCGGCGGATTCTTCGCCCAGCGTGAAGCGCTCCTGATCGCAGCCCGCGTTCCCGAAGTCCCAACTGGCGTCCCGATCCCCGGCGACATCAGCGTGGTGACGGAACCCCGCACTGGCCTGTCGGTTCAGGTTCGCGAGAACTACGACGTGGTCAAAGGGTTGCTCCAACGCACCTACGCGCTGATCTACGGCGTGAAGGCCGGCGAGACCAACAGCCTCGTGCGTATCAACGGTAGCTAATTCACTCGGGGAGGGCGGTGGGCTGAAAGGCTCACCGCCCTTTCCACTTTAAGAAATCCTCACATGTCTGAATTTACTGAATGCCTGAAGGAAAGTCTGGCGGCTCTCTACACCCAGACCGGCACCGCCGCCACAATCGGATCCACGAGCGTCACCGGGATCCTGTCCGTTGTCTCACGCAAAGAAAACGTCGAGCTGGGCGGTTTTGATTTGGATCTTAATTCAACGTTCACCATCGACGTGGCGAACATGGCCACAGCGCCGACGATCGGTTCCATCATCACGGTCAATTCAATCGGATACCGGGTGGCGTCTTTGGATACATCGGTCGGAAGCTACGTCCTCGGACTTCGAGAGGTTTAAACGTGGCCACTCGAAATCCTAAAATTTCAATTTACATGATCGCCGGCCACGAGGCGCAATTCATGGAACGCTGTCTGACTGCATTCAAACCGTTCTGCGATGAACTGGTAGTCTGCATGGCGCAGGGATCCCGGCCAGACGACGGAACCAGGGCGATCGCTGAAAAGGCTGGGGCGGTCATCACGGAATATCACAACGCACCGGCAGGCGCCGATTGGCCGCATATCGACAATTTCGCAGCCGCCCGCAACAAGGCACTGGGCGCCTGCTCTGGGGACTATGCCGTATGGATCGACTGCGATGACCTGCCACATAAAGACCTAAAAAACGCCTTTAAACGGGCCGTGGCGGCGTTTGAATCCGATCCGAAGGTCGGAATCTATGCCGGAGTTTATGCGGTTTTAAACGCCAAACTGACCCCAGTACGGGAACGGATGGTCAAAAAAACAGAGAACGGATGGTCGGGCCGGTGGAACTACGCCGTGCATGAGGCGCTGTTGCCGCTTCCGGGATTCACTTCAGTGGGCGAACAGGCGGTCTGGGTTGAGCATCACCCGGGCGGATACAAGCAGGGAAGCGCTGATCGAAATCTACGCATTCTAAAAGCGCAACTGAGCGAGGCCGGCAAATACGCCTATTACTACCAGCAGGAACTTTTCCTGTCCAACAACCGAGCGGAATCGATCACGTGGTCAAACGCTGCCGCGCACTGGCCAGATCAGGAACCGACGCTGGCATACGAGGCCATGAACAATCTAGCGAGCGCAACGCCTGACCGTGAAAAGCGGATCGAGCTTTATCACAAAGCGCATCATATGAATCCCAGCCGCCGGGAATCTCTTTACTACTTGGCCCGGGAGGAAGCGTCCGTCGGCCGTTGGTCGTCGGCTTACCATTATCTCAAATCGGCGATGGTTCAATCGGATCCCGGCGTGACGGTCTGGAATGCCCAGCGAACGGTCTATGACTTTGAATGCATCGATCTCTATATTGCGGCGTGCCGTGCCGTGGGCGACAATGAAGAGGCTGATCGGGTGACCGCAAGCTGGCGGAAGATTCGTCCGGTCAAAATCTCAATCTGTCACGCCACCCGCGGGCGACCACAGGAAGCGATCAACGCCCGGATCCTATGGATGAAAAAGGCGGCCGATCCGGCTGCCGTCGAATGGATCTTTTCCTGCGACGACGATGACGAAAAGGCGAAGACGTTGAAACCGTGGGGGCCGGTCATGGGCAAGGGTAGCTGCATCGCCGCATGGAACAGGGCGGCCGCAGTGGCGCAAGGCGAGATCATCGTGCAGGGCTCCGACGATTGGGATCCACCGCTGCACTGGGATCAGATCCTGATTGATAGGCTAGGCGATACCAGCAAGCCGAAGGTTTTGGCGATCAGCGACGGCCATCGGCAGGACGAGCTGCTGTGTATGGCGATCATGACCCGGGCGAGACTAGAGGATCAAGGCGCCATGTTTGCGGCTGAATATGATCAATGCTCGGGAATCTTTTCCGACAACGAATTCAGCCACAGGGCAAAATTCGACGGAGTGATCGTGGACGCAAAAGACGTGGTCTTCAAACATAACAACCCATTCTTCACCGGCGCACCACAAGACGAAGAATTCAAAAAGCACAACGCCAAAGAAAACTACACGCTTGGAGAAAAGATTTTTAAGGAACGCAATCCGTGATTTACACGCACAACGCGTTCAGACTTGGCGACAATCTGGTGCAGCTAAACTTTCTGCGCCGCCTATGCCTGCAAAATCCTGAACTAGAGATCACGCACTATTACAGTCCTGACCTTTGCAGATTTGAGGAAATCGACGCGCTCCGGTCTGATATTTCACGCCGGCTATTTCTGAAGACGATTGACCAAGCTCCCAAAGACAGCATCGACTCCTGGCGCGGATCCGACGGCTACTGGTACGGTCATCCCGACAGATTGGATTTTGCAAAGTTTCACCTGTGCTGGTTTGAGGAACTGGCCAGCCGGATGGCCGTAAAAAATCCAATACGCAAAACGGAAGATCTCTTGTTTGATTATTGGGCGCTCGAATCGTTCATTCCTATGACCGAAGACTTCGACGTCGTCGTCATCAATTCCCCTGGGCTGTCGAATCAATTCACAAATTTCAACAAAGACGACTTCACCGTTTTAATTTCAAAACTTGTCGCAAAAGGCCATCGAGTAATCACAACGGCGCCGACTGAAATCTGTCCTGCCTTTGAAAATAAAAACGTCACTTGGATCGGAGCCACGGCCGCCAAGGCGAAAGCGATCATCGGAACATCCACCGGGCCGAGCTGGCCGTGCCTGAACGTTCACAATAAAGACGCCTTTCACCTGCTTTGCGCCGATACCGAAAACGTGATCCTTACTGAACGCGGGCAGATGGCCAGAAGCGCATTCCACGCCATTCATATTTTGGAAGAAGTGGGTCTGCTTTGAAAGCTGAGCTGACGAAAGCTATGGAAACTTTGGCCTGGGATCCGGCCGTCCGGTTCATTGGATATGGCGTAAAAGTGGGCGGTCGGGCCGCCGGCACACTGAACCGCGTTCCTGATTCTCAACTGATCGAGACTCCCGTGGCTGAAAATCTCATGGTTGGAATGGCGACCGGCCTAAGTCTGGCAGGACTGAAGCCCGTCGTTTTTATCGAAAGAATGGATTTCATTCTGAACGCCTTGGACGCAATCGTGAATCATCTAGGCGCTGCGGCCAAAATAAGCTGCGGGCAATTCTATCCGGCCGCCATCATCAGAGTGGTCGTCGGAAATAAAAAGAAGGCACTTTTTACAGGGCCAACGCACACGCAGGACTTTACCCAGGCGATCAGGGGAATGGTGGACTTTCCAGTCATCGATCTTTCACATCCTTCGCAGGTGGCCGGTGAATATAAATTCGCACTTGAGGGACTGAGCTGGGGCCGATCGACCATGCTTGTCGAACGAAAGGACGATTGGTGAAGCAGAACAAATACAGCGACCTGAAAATCTTTTCGTTTCCCGATAAGATCGCCAGCTTCCGGGACGATATTATTACGGCCCCGATCTACGTGCGGATCAAGCCGACGAATATCTGCAATCATGCGTGCCGTTTTTGCGTTTATTCTGATGGCACAACACGGCCTAAAGATCGCCCGGATCTACATCTGCAAGCCGGAATGCACACCAGCATGAACGAACGGGACGTCATGCCTACGGCCAAGGCGATGGAACTGATTGAGGATCTTTCCAACATAGGCACCAAAGCCGTGACGTTCAGCGGAGGCGGCGAACCGCTACTGCATAAAGACATCGTTCAAATTATGACAAAGACTGTTTCGTCCGGGCTGGATCTTTCCATCATCACCAACGGCCAACTTCTCGCCGGTGAACGGGCGGAAGTATTGGGCAACGCCAAGTGGGTCAGGATTTCCATGGACTACACCAGCGCCGAACAGATGGCTGCCAGCCGAAACGTGCCGGATCGATCGTTTGATTCAGTCATACAAAACATAAAAAACTTTTCCAATACCAAGACCGAAAGCTGCGATCTTGGAATCAATTTCATCATCACCCGTTATAATTACGAAGGGCTCGTTCCATTTGCAAAAGAGTTGAAGGAATGCGGGGTGAGCAACGTTCGCTTTTCGCCCGTCTATGTTCAGAACTTTAAGGAATATCACGGTACGATTGCGACCAGGGTGCGTGAACAACTTGCGGAATGTCAGTCATTCTGTGATGAGGATTTTACGATCAATACGACTTACGATCTGGATAGTCCAAGCAAGTCGCCGCTCCGGCCGTTTCATCGTTGCCTATATGCTCAAGCCGTCTGCGTGGTCGGAGCCGATCTGGACATTTACGCCTGCCATAATACGGCATACGCAAATCACGGCCGGATCGCATCGATGAAGAATCAAACGTTTAGGCAGGCATGGTTCGGCGACGAGGCGAAGGCATGGCACAAGAATTTCAATCCTGGCGTGAGCTGCCTGCATGAATGCGCCAATCACGCAAAAGTGGCGCTGTTTGAAAAACTGGCAACCGATAGCCATGACGCATTTGTATGAATAAACAAGACCTGATCGATTTTGAATTGCGGATCAAAGCCCTGTTTGAGCAGGGGAAACTGCCTTATCTGATCCACCTTTGCGGTGGCAACGAAGATCAACTGATCGAAATCTATAAAGAAATCCGCCCTGGCGATTGGATCTTTTCAACCCATCGATCCCACTATCACTACCTTTTGGCCGGCGGGGATCCCGACGCACTGGAACAGATGATCAAAGACGGCAGATCCATGTTCGTCTTTGACCGTAAATTAAATTTTTACACATCCAGCGTGCTGGCCGGGACGTGCGGGATAGCGGCAGGAGTCGCGCACACGCTCAAAGAACAGGGCAGCGCATCAAAGGTATGGTGCTTTCTAGGCGACGGCGCGGAGGATGAAGGGCACTTTTATGAGGCCGTAAATTATGTCGCCGGCTCCGGCCTGCCTTGCACCTTTATCATAGAAGATAACGATCGGTCGGTCGATACGTCCAAAGCAGCCAGGGGAAAGGCGACAATGAACTGGCCGGATTGTGTACGGCGCTATTCCTACACGCCAACGTTCCCCCACGGCGGAGCTGGGTGCAAAACGATGGTCACTTTTGATTCATCAATTCGCCCGATCTGGTGACAACAACAGTTTAGAATATGCCCGCCGTCACCATGCTCGACCGCCTAATCGAAGGCGCTTTTCAGGAACTACTTTCCGCCACCGTCACCGGGCAGGACTACCACCTGTCTCACGATCTAACCGAAAACAAACCGCCATCGATCGTCATTAAAGCGACCATGGGAACAGAAGAACCAGTGCAGGGATCTGGCGTGTTCAGCGTCCCGGTGGAGATCATTCTGGAACAGAGCTATGACGACACGACACTGGCGGCACATACACAAAAATGCTCAAAAATCCTTCAGGCGTTTTATGATACGACGAGCCTGACGGCCCGGCTGAACGCCACGACAGCGATCGGTGCGGCCCGCTGCTACAACGCAAAACTAGAAAGCAGTGAGGCGGAGGCCGACAATGAGGAACGCAGCATGAAGCGAAACTTCAAGCTGGCAGTGATCGCCTATCCAAACTCTACAGCGAGTTGACACAAAATATAGGGCAATATGGCGACCACAATCGGAACTTCAGGCCTTTCTTTCGGAATGAGCGCAGAGAGCGGAATCCTCGTTTCCAACTTCTCTGAAACAAGGAACATCGAGAAAGCGGAAGTCCGCAACGCGTCCGGCGACGTGGTCGCTCTCGCACTTTATAATCAGACCGATGCTCTAAGCTTTTCCGGCACAATCACCGGAACCTACGCAACAACGGCCGGAGCCGTTCTGACCACACTCGCCAACGCTACAAGCACCGGCGGGAAGATCGTGGTCGAATCCGTGGCCTTCTCGAAAAGCCCTGACGCATTCGTCACGGTGGACGTCAGCGCCACTCGCTACCCCAACATGAGCTAAGCCCGAAAGGGCGGTTCACCTGAGATCCTAAAATGATCGAGAGTTTTTGGGGCACAACGAACATCAAAGTAGCAGCGGCCGCCGCTGCCTATGGCGCCAAGCTACGGCCTATGGATCCGGTCACCAGAATCCAAAAAGAGGATGGGCGTGAACAGGTCACGTTTTGGTTCATGGATGGCGGTGAAGGACAGGACGCAAAGGCTGAAATGGAACGCACTTGGGCGGACATGAAAAGCCCGGAGGATGCGTCGATCAGGTTCGTGAGGGCGGCGCTTGAGAATAGAGAGACACTCCTCGGGCTGGTGAAGCGTGCAGAAAAAATTCTATCCATACAAAGAGGCGGGCAGACGCTACTGGTCGCAGAGAAGGCCCGTCCTGAGCTAAAGAAAGCCCTTTTAAGCAGGCTATGAGCGACCAAGACCTAGAGGCGGAATTGAATTCCGCGTTCGTCAGCCCGGATCGATATTTTAAGGATCAACGGCTGGCGCCTTACACCGAAGGATCCCGGCTGCTTTTGCTCCAAGTCCGGGACGACGCCGACAGCTCGATCTACTTTATCTGGTCTTTTCTTTTCGTTCACATTCTGCTGGCCAAGGATAGGAAAGCCGCGATCCGGCTGGCATGGAATAAGGACGAATTCCGAGAGAAGCTTATGGAATGGTCGGAGGATATGACGCCAGAGGACAGGGACACGGCTGGGCTGCTGGTGGCGGCGATACTTGGGGAAGCTAACAAGTCGCGGGTGGCGGTCATCCCGGATAAAAAGCCAATCGGCGACCCGGGAAACGCCTGACGCCGGCCGGATGCGCCGCGAGCGTGTTCGTGCTGGCAAAGGAAACAGGATGGGATTTACAGAAAATTCTGTGGGAAATTCCGATCTGCTTGGTCAATCAGGCCGAACACGTTTTCATGTTCATCAACGGCGTGAAACTGCGCCGGGTGGAAGCAATCACCGGCGACGACCTTCGTGACATAAAGGATATTTTGGGAATATGAAACTGACAATAGAAGAAAAGAATCTCACCAAAGCGCTGGCCTTATGGGGAAAGCTGACCAAAGAAGAAGCATACAGAGAAATGAAGAAGTCCGGCCGCGTTCTCGCGTTACGCCTTACAAATGCCACTCAACCATTCGGCATGAATGCAAAGGTAAGAAAGATTTCTGAAAAAGCAGTCGAGACGGGCATTTCACAAGTCTATAAAACCGCAAAAATTGCAGGCAAAGAACTGAAAAACGCAGGCACGCCAAAGGGGAAAACTAAAACTCAGAATCCAGAGCAGGCTGCCAAGGCGTTCCTGCAATCCGTAAAAAAAGGAGACTACCACCAATCGGAAGAAATCGTAAGGCGGCTTGGCATGAAGCCATATATTTTTACTGAAGTCGGTTCGTTTGACGGTGGAAAACTGCATCAACTTGCACGGTACGGATCCACACAAAGAGTCCCGAAAAATCAATATGTTCGCATGGTTACGCCTACGGGGAGCGAACTCAATAAATACAAAAAACGCAAGATGTCGCATGTAGGAATTGCAAAGGCCGCATGGGCTGAATGCGCCGCTAAATTAGGTGGATTCAGCGGTGCGACTGGCGTGAAGAAAATTCAGGATTGGATTGCTAAACTGATTTCAAAATATGGCCGCGGCACTGTGACTTTGACGGACAAATATGTCGAAATAAAAAACAGCGTGCCATGGATAGGCCGAGCCCTTGGGCCCGGAACGCTCAAGCAGACCCTTGACATCCAACGAAACACACTAGCCAAAAGCGTGATTGCCATAGTGAAACACAAATCAAAAGAAGCAGGATTTGCCTAATATGGACGCAGTCGCAACAGCCAAACTGGCACTGGAAAAAAGCTCGTTTGAGAACGGGTTGAAAGAGGCGGAGAACGCCGTCAACAAGTTTGCCAAACAGACGGCCGGGATCCTGACAGGCGCTTTTGCATTCGACAAGATCTTGGGCGGTCTTTCGTCAGCAATCGACAAAGGCGATCAGCTTCAGGATCTGGCGAATCGTTTTGGGATTTCAGCGTCCGCGCTTCAAGAAGTCGGGAACGCTGCATCGCTGTCCGGTGCAGGCGTTGAAGACGTGGCCAGCGCCATGAATAAACTTGCTGTGAATGCAGGAAAGGCGATCGGCGGAGATGACGCTATGATCGCATCGTTTGAAAAACTAGGCTTAACCGTTTCCGATCTGCAAGGCATGTCGCCTCAGGATATATTTTTCAAGCTAAGCGAGGCAGTGGCAGGCGCCAACGACCCACTGGAAGCGTTCGCCCAGGCGCAGGAAGTGGCCGGCAAAAGCGTTGGAGCTCTCATGGAAACGCTCAGGATGGGCCCGGACGCCATTCAGCAAATGGGGCAGGGTATGGGAACATGGTCGGACGATACGATCGCGCAACTGGCGGCAGCTTCCGACGAAATCAAATCTTTCCAAAACACCATGATGATCGCATTTGGATCTGCCGCTCAATTTATCAATCCGATGATCAAAGGATTTAAGTTTATGGCGGAACAGATTGCCATGGCCATGGCGATGGTCGGTGAAGCGCTGACGGGTAACCTTGCCGGAGCCAAAGCAATCAGCGACGAAATGAAAAAAAGTAAGGCTGAATTTAACAAAGGCGACCAACCCAAAGCAGCAGGCAAACCCATGGATTTAGAAGGCGGAGCAGGAGGTGGGAAAAAAACCGCAGCCAAAGCCGCCAAGGAAACCGAGAAAGCCGAAAAGGACGCCATCAAAGAACGCACCGACGAGGCTATGCGGGCGCTTAAAGAAGAAGAAGACGAGAAAAAGATGGCGGCGGATAGCGAAGAACGTCGGCGGAATTACATTTTTGAAAGCGAACGTGAAGCGATCAATCAAAAGATTGAGAACGCAATGGAAGAAAACAAAATGTTGGAAAAGCAAAAAGGCGCCATGGCTGGCCCAGGTGGAAACTCACGGCAGTTTCAACAGACCGAAGGCGGAGCCGCTGGGCAACGCCTCGACATCGCAGCCGGACTTGGCGGCGGCGTAGCGGCCGAAGTCGAAAAAGCCCGCAAGAAAGCAGCAGAAGAACAAAAGAAGGTGACGCAGGGGCAGTTCGACAAAGAAGTCCTAGCAAGCACGGCCGCCACAAAGGTCGGATCGTTTGGCATAGGAACAGCGCAGCGCTCCATGTCCGAACGGCGTTCCGAGTACATCCAAACGCAGGCAAAGAAAGAAGCCGAAGGAAAGACTACCCTAGACGACATCAACAAAACCCTGCAAGACGCGCTCTCAAAGCTGACGTCGGCTCCATTGGTGAGCTAATATGGCCGCTTCTATTCTTGGCGCATTATCGTCCGGCAGTAAGATCCTGCGGCGTTCCGAGTACAGCCGGGAGATCGTGGGACTGGAAACGCTGACAGAAACCTACACGATCAGGACGGAGGATCGTCAGACCATTCTGCCGCTGAAGGACGTGACGCACTCTGTATTTTCTAGGGCATCCACTACGTTCCCACGAATGGCGGTTGAGACAGCGTCCGTCCGTGAGCAGGATGGCGACATTAGCGAAATGACCGTCACTTACGTTGGGCTCACCAGTTCCACCGGACTGCCGCAAGCGCAGGTGAAGTTTATTCCAACGACCGGGGCGGATATATTTGGCCCGCCTGTCGTGATCGAAGTGAGCTTCGTGACCGATCTGACTGAAAGTCAATTCGCCAGCGGCCAGCTTTCCTCGAGTTTCCCTGTGAATGAACGATTCGGGCCGAACGCCATCGTTCCTATGCCGGCCTATATTAACAACACGGCAACTCCGCAAAATCCGCGCACTCCGGGAGTCACCGTCAGCAATCTTGAGGGAACGCTAACTTACTTTGGGTACTGCTTGGACAGCTTGGACTCTACTCGCCGCGGTCAGTTCCTAGTCGCTCGGGCAACGTTCAAAGAGAAGCAGCAAGGGCAGGGCGTCTACGCGTAAGTTATGGCAACCGAAGCCCGCCTAAACGAAATCGACGGCCCGTCTCGACTTGGGAAGGGATTTTTCAACAAGCTGATCAGGCGGATTGAATGCACCAAACCGATCGCAGGCGCCAACGTCACTCTGATCGACGTCCCGGACGGCATCCAGATCAGCGTGACCGGAGTGGTGACGAGCGGCGGAGGTGGACTTAGGCAAATCACACTGAACGTATGTTCCAACGGTTCGCCGGCCACGATAACGGTCTATGGGCCTTGACATAGGCGAGGGATAAAATGGGCCAGCAGATCGATCTCTATCTGGATACAGGGGCCAACGCACTGGTGGCGGCAGGATCCGTGAAGAACGGAGTTTTCCCGACGCTCACCCGAAACGATTCCTACACGCTACGCGTCCGCTTGCAGGCCCGGGACAGCTCAGGCCTGCTCCGCGACATCGACACCACGGGCGCCAGCCTGAAGCTCGGCATCGGTTATCTGGACGGAAAGCCGACCGACGGCCAGTTCAAGCTGACCACCAGCACCGGCACTTCGACGGCGATTTCTTTCAACGCGACGACAGCACAAGTCGCCACCGCCATCTCTGCCATCGCCGGCAACTGCACAGTGACGACATATGGCTCCGTGACGAACGGAGCGTGGGTGATTACGGCCGTCACCGCCAATACGGCGCTATCTTTTGGCGGATCATCTTTCACGCTATTCCCTACCAGCTCCGTGTTAGTCAACACTCGGCGTTATCCGGCCGCATCAGTCAACGCCCAGCAGATCATTCAACTTTCCCGCAATCCTGCGGTTTACAGCGACACGTTCACTGCGGCCAGCACGGCCGGAGTGGTCAGCTTAACGCAGCTTCAGGTCGGATCATCCGGGACAACTGGGACGAATCAGACCTGGCGGCTTAGCGTTGGCCCGGATGCAGAGGGTGGAAACATCGTTCTAAACTACGGCGCAAACAGCACCACCGGGATCGCCATCGGAGCGACCGCGGCCAGTTTCTCGGAAGCGCTTTCGGCCGTCACTGGCATCGGATCCGGAAACATCAGCGTGCAGGCTGGGAACAATCAGGGCGATTATACGATCAGCTTTGTCCGCAATCTCGGCCAGCAAAACGTCACGACTGTCCTTTCGTTGGATGCGTCTGCCGTAGTCTTTGGAAAGTTTTTCCAGACCACCGTGACTATGTCTACAAGCGAGCTCGATGAGCTCTATGCGGAATCCGGAACAAGCACAATCACGCCGAAACTTGAGATCGAGCTCACGCAGTCAGGCACACCGAAGACGATTTATCAGGGCGACGTCACGATCCGCAAAGACGTCATCACCACAGGGTCAGCAGTCCCGGCGTCCGCGGCTGGCTACTACACAAAGGCAGAATGCGACGCCCTGTTTGTCGAAGATAGCAACACGAACGTGGACGCGACCAACCGCAAACTCTACAACTCGGGCGGATCTGTGTTCCTCGATTGGCAAAATAACACGATCGGGACAGGTTCCACCGTGTTGGATCTGTCCGGCACGGCCGTCACTATCACTGACGGATACAACCTAGGGCTGGGCACCGCTACTGGGACAAAGTTCGGCGTCAGCACGTCGTCGAAGCTGGCGTTCTACGGATCCACCCCGGTCACGCAGCCCAACGGCCCAAACGTCGTGACGAGCTTGGTCAACCTTGGCCTGTTGCGTAGTGGCTCCACCACTTACGGCGTGTTCCCGCTGTCGCCTAAAACGCTCACGACAACCGCGTCGCTGGCGTTTGGCAGCGTCGGAAGCAATTCATCCACGTCCATCACCGTCGCAGTCACAGGAGCATCTCTCAACGACATCGTGCTGCTTGGAATTCCAAGCGCAGTATCAGAAGGGCTGACGTTCTTTGGGCACGTAGTCGCAACAGATCAGGTTCATGTGGACGCGGTGAACGCAACCGGCGCAGGCAAGAATCAATCCACGCAGACTTTTCGCATCACCGTCATCGGATACTAGGCCGAAAGGCTGAAATCCTTATGCCAAAAGTTCTTGCTCCATTTTTATTCCCCGGAAGCTCCGACCCAGATGACCCAAACAACAGATGCACAATTCCACCATCACAAGGAAACTACTGGCAAACTCCTTTATTCACAAATGCACAAGCGATGACTGCATATTGGCGGGTTAGAAAGTGGCGAATAGATGTAAATGTTTCTGGCCTTGTGATTGGGTCGATTGGTTGTGATGTAGAGATGAATGCAACCAATGAATCGCAACTGGTTTGTGGCAAGCTAGCAAGTGGGTCTGCATATACAGGAATGCCTGTTCCAAGTTATGGATATGATACTGGTGTTTATTTAGAAGGGATTTTGAATCAATACGGAATAGAAGTTGGACTTTATTTCAGTGATGTTCCAGAGGGCGGCGATAGCTATATAAAATGGGAAACAACCAATTCTTCTGGTTCAAATCAAATAACCCTGACAATGGGTAGCATTACTAAAAATCTAGTTGGAGCATATAGTTATAGTTTGCCTATTACCGCAACCGGCACAATGAACGCAGTTGAATGGTGGTCGTATGATGGAACCTACGACACGGCCACCGGCAATCCGCTTTGACACGCTTGTGACCCATATATGGCATACGATTTTCAGATCAATCAGGACACGTCCCTCAGCGTTGGTGAATATGGTGGCAAAGTATCAACGACCACCGGAGTCGTGACTGGCAACTTTCAGGCCATTCAATTTATCGCCGACGGCTCTTTCACATCCGTCAGCCAGACCTCACTTGCAGGTAACGCTCTCACCGGAGTGACCTTCCCAGCCGGGTTCGTTGTGTTTGCTGCTGTCACCGCCTTCCAACTGGCCACCGGCAAAGCCATCGCTTACACCCGGGGCAACTAAGCCGTGCAACTTGGCCTTGGATTGAAACTAAGTTCGATCAGCATAAATAAACAAACATCTTCATCGCCAATCCCTCTATCCGGACTTGCTCTATGGCTCAAGGCTGACGCTGGGGTCACTACATCTGGCTCAAATGTAACCGCTTGGGCAGATCAGAGTGGCAATAGTAAAAATGCCACAGCCATTGAATCTCCAATTTATGAAACAAACAGCATAAATGGAAAACCTGCACTTGTTTTTGCAAGCAATGCCTATCTGACTACGGCTAATATATTTAACGGAACAAATCCAAGGTCGATGTTTGTAGTTTATTATATTGATAGCGAGAACCCCTCGAACACAGTAATTGGTCAATCAAATGAAGATGATCCAGAAGCAGGAACATATTTTATGCTCCAGTCAAGGACTGACCAAGATTCAAGCCCGTATCTTGCTGGCTATAGTGATGATCTTTCTGGCCCTTCATTTGTTAATCAAGAACTACTACTAGGAATGGCAGATTATGACGGAACTACGGCAAGACTGTTTAAAAATGGAACACAAGCAAACTTTGCCGCAAAAAGCTACAACACGCATAATGGAGCCTTTCACATAGGTGCATTTAGCGAGGCTGGCAATATACTAGAAAAATTTTCAGGAAAGATTTCCGAGATTGTTGTATATAACCGAGTCCTAACAACAACAGAACGCCAGCAAGTTGAAGGCTATCTAAACGATAAGTATGAGATTTATTAGTTTATTTTTATTGTGCATTATTTTTTGCTCATGCTCTAACGATCAGCAACATGTTGAAATCATAACACACAACACCAACACGCCGACGATGGGCGACGCGGCCCGGGCAGGCGGTGAAAAACCGTTTTGAGATATGGCCCGCAAAATCGATTGGGCGACTGTTCCAGATAAAGAAAAGCTCTATGCTCTCGCCTATCTAATCGACGAAGGATTCATTGAACCTGTCGATCGGGAAGGCGAGCTGTATCTCTGCATCACAACGGCCGGGGCGAACATGAAATGAGCACCGACCAGATCGCCGAACTTTCTGAGCGCCTTTCCGTAGTCCGGGAGGCGGTGGCACGGGTGGAGACTCGCCAGACAGTCGTGCTCGACCTTTTGGAACGTTCGCAGGCCAGCCTGGGAGAATATCACGGGCGCCTGACGAACATTGAACGCGAAGCTCACACGATCAAAACGAAGCTGTGGTTGGTTGCGCTGATCTCCGGAGCCGTAGTCAGCACGGCGTGGGAACTTATCAAACGCCGATTTGGTCTTTGACACTGCCCAAAGGGCATGAACGATACTTTATCCTATGTAATCAGCCACGGGACACAAATCCTGGGCGTAGTCACCGCTCTCCTGACGGCCGCCGTTGCAGTCGCCACTCTGTTCCCCGGGGACGAGCCGGAAGCGACCCTGCAAAAGATCGTCGATTTTATCAGCAAAATCTCCCGCAAATAAGGGAACATGATCGCCGCGGTTCTTTCGGCGGTGAGTGGGCTAATCGGGATTACTCTGTACGTGCTGAACCGCAAGACCCCGACCCAACGGAACTTTGAAGCGATCGAACTGGAACGCCGGAAAAGACTGAGAGACATCGATGCGTGGTGGACGAAACGCCCTCCTGCTGATTCTTAGCCTTGGGTTGGCAAGCTGTGCGACGGTCAGCCAAACGCAAGACGGCCCGCCGCCGAGCCCGGACACAGTCAGCTTTTTTATCTACGCATGGGATAAAGCCGAGCGAACAAACAAACCCTGCCCGCAGGCTTATCGAGATCTCTTTGCACAATCGCTCAAGGCGCTATCTGACAGCTTGGCAGAAACTGAAAGAGAGCGAGCGAGGAAATGACAAGTGTGGCGGAGGCAACGGCTCGGACGCTCCGCTGCATTGAAACGCTCGATCTGGACTTTCAAAAGCGGGTGCGCGGGTGGTTGGTGGAAATGCAGAACAGCCGGATCCAGCCGCTGATTTACTGCGGCCGGCGCACCATGGAGGAGCAGTCGATGCTTTACACGCAGGGCAGGACGCGTCCGGGCAAGATCGTCACACAGGCAAAGCCCGGGCAGTCGTATCACAATTACGGGCTGGCGTTTGATTGGGTGCCGTTGAGAGTAGGGAAGGGGGATCTGCTCGATACAAACTGGAACGACGAAACCGCCTTCCGCCTCGGGGAACACGTGGGACTGACGTTCAACCTGACCGCTATAAGCTTTGAAACTGGTCACTTACAAGATGGCCGATATGGGGCATGGCGTGACATTCCACATAGTCCTGTGGAACAAGTCGTGGAAAAGCCAAAGGCAGCAAAGGGCAGGGGACTGGTATCAAACCGCTCATGGAGCTCACGATGAGCCCGGAGGTCATGTCGCCGGAGCACAGAAAACACCTTGCGACAATCATCAACGACCTGACGAACGACGTCTCGGCGAAATATGTGAAGGGCCAGCTCGAGCACGGCGGTGCCCTGTGGCGTCGGCCGGTGTGGAAGGATGCGTGGGATGAGGTGCTCGATCTTTGCACATATATGCACACGCTAAAACTTCAGCTTGGCGTGATCGCAGACATGGCCCTGCAAGGTGCAGCGGACGACAGCGTGGCGGCAGCTACGTCCCGAGAGGCGTGCCGGCAGATTCTCGCCGTCTTGCACGGGTTGCCGGGGGCGGAGGATAAGAAATGAAGGTGATCCGCAAATGGAAACGATGGCTGGCCGTTTCATGCAGCCACGGCCACCTGGCAAACGCTGCTGCCTGTAAGGCTGCAATCGAAATGAAGCGCCGCTGGATCCGCCCAGGAGACACGACCATGCACCTAGGCGATGCGGTGGATCTTGCGGCTCTCCGGGCCGGAGCCATGCGGGATCCAAACGCCACCGATCGATCGGCATCTATCCGAGAAGACTTCGACGCTGGGATCAGCTTTCTGCGTGAACTTCAACCCACCCACTTTTGGGCGGGCAATCATGAAGATCGGCTTTATTCCATGCAGAACAGTCCCAGCGCCATCGTCGCGCACTGCGCCACCAGCGCCATCTCTGAGCTCATGACCGCCATGAAAGAAATGAAAACCAAGGTTACCCAGTACGACATCGAAAAAGGATGGGTGGACTTTGGTGGGACGCTGTTCGGTCACGGTTATATGTTCTCGGAGAATTCCGTCCGCGACCACGTAGAGTGTCTGCGCCATCCTGTCGTGTTCGGCCACCTACACCGGATCGATCGGGCAGCCGGCCGTTGCGTAGGCGCCCCGGTGGGATGGTCGATCGGTTGTCTCGCCGACATTGGATCAATGCACTACGCCCGCCGCAATCGCTCCGTGACGCGCTGGGCGCATGGGATTGCTTACGGGGAATACGTGGACGGCGGGGAAGGTTGCACGGTGAATGTGGTCAGTCCTGTGGAGGGAGAATGGCGTCTTCCGATTTAAAGGATTGGGCGAACGCACTTGCCGAGCATTTGGCAGGCAGGCGGATTGAACCGATTCCGCCCGGGTGGAAATCGATCGAGGATCTGCAAAAGATTTTCAAATATACACGCCCGACGATCAGCCGGATGATGAGTCGAATGGTAAGGGAAGGTAGGGCTGAAAAGCGGAAGTTTTATCAGTTAGTTAAAGCGGGAAAGAATTTTTCAAAATACGGCCCACGTCGGCAATACACTCGGCCCGCGCCCTACTACAAGCTACGGAATATATCCCAAAAAGGATAGATTTTGTTGCTGTCCAGCAACGACAACCAACAAATCAGATAATTCTTTAAAAGTGACTAGCTTGTCGCACTGAAGCAGATACACTTTCTTTTATGAAATCCTCCCACATCATCGGTGATCGAACGCTGTTTCGTTGGTGTCCTACGACGTGGCCGCCAAAGTTCGGATGCCACTTGGCCGCCGGCGCTTTAGTAAGGATCCGGCACATCGAACTGGAAGGCGCAAATCAGTTCGCTTTCGTTGAATCAGAAAGGTCGGACGCGTTCAGTTTGCACAAAGTCCACCTGAATGAATTGCATAAACCGGAGACCACAAAGCCGCTAATTAACCCGGGTTGCGCGGCCTGCAAACAGTCGTGTCCGCTCCGAGCGCGGAGCTTGCATCGGTTCCATGCCAAGCTATTACCACCAACTGTGAAACGTGGAGTATTAACGCCTGCGGTGAGCGCCTACATGGCCGAACTTGGACGCCGTGGAGGCGCCAAGGTCACGGCCGCCAAACTTGCAGGGTTAGAGAAGGCAAGGGCAGCCCGAGCAGAGCACGTAAAGAGACGGCATGAAGCCCGGGCCAAGCTGGGAGAAAAAAAAGTTTAAGTGTTCCGAAAAAAAACTGTTGACGGATTATTTCCGCTTCAGTATTCGTCTTGGGCATGCGCCCATTTGATACAATATTTAGTGTAAGCGACAATTTTTCCAAAAAATATTCCGTAGCCGTTTCAGTCGATTACTTTCACGGCATAATCGATCTTTCGATCGAGCTAGTTAGGCAATTAGTTTTCATCATGCTGGCCGTTGGTGGCCTTTGCATGATCGTCGGCCTGATCGCCACAGGGGTGGTCGTTATATTTCATGTCTGCGACGCGATCAAGAAGGCAATTCGATGATCCGCGATCTTGAGGCAGAGGGCGTGATCGGTCAGGTCGTGCCAAGCAAATCAGTCGGATCATTTGAATGGTCTTCCGCAACTGCACTGATCGACATGCAGTCCAGAATGAAAAAGCTCGAGGCAGACGTGGCCCGGCTGACTGAAGTCCTTACCGCCTTTGTCGCCAAGCAGGGGAACGCAAAATGAACCCGGTCGAATTAGGCGATCAGGAAAGGCCGTCCGAGATTGCAGGCGAGGAAGTCCGCGTTTGGATGAAGATTTCCCAGCTCGACGAGCGGTTCGACATTATTGAACGCCGATTGCAGAAGATCGAGCACCTGCTGAGGGCACTTCGATGATTCAGCCAGAAGTTCAGGCGATCATCACGGATCTCGCTGAAAAGATGACCAACCGGGTAAAACTTCACTCGGATCCGGTAATCGATCGGATGTGGAAGCAGCAAGCTGAAGCGACGGCATGGAGCCGGAGGAGAACTCCGGACAGGCGTCTGTTGGGTGTGCCGCATGTAACACCGGAGCTTCAGAAATGAGCGCGCTGGCCAGCAAATTCGTTCTGCTTTGGAGGGCGGCCAGCGGGCCGGAGCTCACCCCGGAATACAAATTCCACCCAACCCGCAAGTGGCGTTTTGATTTTGCCCAGGTGGACTCCCGCTGCGCCGTTGAACTGGACGGCGGTGCGTTCCTTCCGTTCGGAGGCCGTCACGGCCGCGGGATGGGAATGGTGAAAGACTGCGAAAAATATCGTGCCGCCGCGGATCTGGGATGGCGGGTGTGGAGGTTCACGACCAAGTGTCTCACGCAGGAAGCAATCAAAACGACGATTCAATCCATGAAACTAGCAACCAAAGGAAAGAAATGAACCCTCCCAAACTACCGAACGAAACGACCGACGAATACGTGGTGCGCGTATGGGGGCCATTTCCGGACACAGAATTCGACCAACGGAATGATTTTGGATTCATGAAATTGCCAACCACTCAAAAAGAAAACGCCGAGGGATTCGGAGTGTTTAACCACAACCAAGGAGAGTTATGAGCGAAGTCAGTAAATTCCGACTCATCGAAAACATCGAGGTGATGGCCTGTCGCAATTCTGCGGAACGAGTGGTCAAAGCCGTGAACCGTGGCGACCTAGAGACAGCCAAGGATCTGGCCCGGAAACACCAGATTGCATGGGATCTGACCGACCGAAACTTCCAAGACTTTAATCAGCCGCACGCGTGCAACGACTTTTGCGACGACGAGTAGTCGAAGCAAATCCAAGAAACCAAAACCAAGAAAGAAAAATAAAATATGGCAATAGTAGCAAGCAGAGGCGGATCGTACACGCCAGCGACCGAAGGATCGCACGACGCAGTTTTCTGCGACGTGGAAGATCTCGGAATCATCGAAACCCAGTACGGCAAAAAGCACCAGGTCAGGATCGTCTGGCAGTTAGCGGCAAAGATGGAGGACGGTCGTCCTTTCACCATCGGCCGGCGCTACGGACTCAGCCTTCATGAAAAGGCTGCGCTTTTCAAAGACCTGAAATCCTACGCAAAGAAGGCGCCGCCCCAGAATCTCGATCTGGAAACATTGATCGGAAAACCCTGTCAGATCCTTGTGACCCACACGGAACGCGACGGATCCACCTACGCAAACGTTCAGGCCGTGCTTCCCGCGGGGAAGGTGAAGGTGACCGTGGATCCTGACTTCGTCAGAAAATGCAACAGATCAGGCAACACCGAGCCCGTGAAGATCGGCGCTGAAGACGGCGACGGCAACAACGTCCCCTTTTAACCCGGAGACAATCGAGATCCTAACCAACTAGAGCCGGCGGATGTTCTATCCATCTGACCGGCTTGGAAAAACAAACATGCAAACACTCACAATCCTCACACAGATCGCAATTCCCACCATCGTCGTGGCTCTTTTTGCCATGTCGATCGGATGGATTCGGAACTGGTAACCTACATGGCGCCTATTATTGCAACCGCAAAGGCCGAGTCGTCGCACTATTATCTGGCGACCGGCGAGTCGTGCCACGGCGACCTACGCTCAGCCCGCAAAGTCGGGGCGTATCCGTCCGTCACCACCATTCTGGGCGCAGCGGGCCCCCAGAAGGGTGGATTGATAAATTGGCAAGTGGAGCAAGCTATGGCCTCCTCGCTTACTTTGCCTCCTATCGAAGGTGAATCGCTAGCTGATTTTGCAAAACGGGCAGTCCTAGACAGCCGGAAGGAAGTGGAGGCGGCCGCCGCCAGGGGGACACACATTCATTCCTTGGCTGAAATCCTGATCAACGGCGAGGAGCCGGGCGAGCTGGTCAACGGATATGAAGCCCACTTTGAGTCGCTGAAGGAATGGCATAAAGATGTCACAAAAGTACACGCCAGTGAATCGGTAATGGTGAATGAGGCCGAAGGCTATGCAGGCCGAGTAGATCTGATTTGCGACATCAACGGCGAGATTGAGGTGGTGGATTTTAAGACACGTAAATTTAAGAACGGGAAAGCGGCAGGCTACGAAACTGATCTGCTTCAGTTGTCCGCCTATGCGTACGCCTTCACGGACGAGCACATGGCCTGCCGGAATGTGTTGATCGATCCAGTGACGGGGCAGTTGGCAGAGGTAAAATACACGGCAGAGCAGGTGTGCTTTGCGTTCGAGGCGTTCACATCTATTTGCAAGGTCTGGCGCTGGTTGAAGAAGTATGACCCGCGGGAGGTGCGTTGTGATTGAGATCCTGACCGATCAAACGACGCACGAACAGCTTCTAAACCGCGTTCGATCGCTGGCCCGTGAACTGGCCGAGGCGAAGGCAGCGCTGGCCGCCGCCGAGACACGCGAGAACGTCCTAATCGACCGGATCCGGGAGGGACTGTGAGAGCGCTTCTGTCCATTCTCGCTATCCTCGGGATCACGTCCGGGCAGGCGTCGAACGTCATGATCGATTGCAGGCCGGAGTCCAAGCGGATCGACGTGAAGAAAATAAAAGTCCGAATCACTGGGTATTGGCCAGGTGAGGACGAGTGGTCGAGCCGCTTTCAGTCGAGCACAGGAACCCGACTGCGGGCTGGCCGCCACTGCGCCGTTGATCCAGACATCATTCCGCTGTGGTCGAAGATTAAGATCCTGAACGGAAAGCGGGAGTGGGTGGCGGTGGATACGGGCACGGCGGTCAAAAGCAAAAAGGCCAGCGGGGGCAAGTTGCCGGTGATCGACGTGTTCGCCGCCAGTGAGGCGCAATTCAACGCGATGCGCCTCCCCAGGGTGGCGACTGTGGAGGTGAGTAAGTGAAAAATAAAACAAAGATAGAAAATCTTGAAAAAGATCAGCTTATTGAAGAATTGAAAAACACATTAAAAGATCAGCAAGAATTTATTATGCGGGCCATGCACTGTCTTCAATATTTTGAAGAACAATATGGAAACGCAAAAGTAAGATTTTGGGCGAATCAGTGTGTTGAAGATTTGAAGCGACGATTAGTGGAGGTGAGCAAATGAAGACACGTTCCGCCACGTTCGCTTCCAAGCGCCAGCGTGCGATGGGCAAGGGCGACACCCGCCCGACGCTCCGCCGCCTGGGGATGATTGCCCGCAAACTGCGCCGGGATCTGTGCCTGCCGAGCTGTGCCAAGATGGGCGTGGAGCTCGAATGTAGCTACAAAACGATTCAGCGGGACATCGATCTGCTGCGGGACTTTTTTGGGTATCAGCTCGAATACGACAGCTCCAAGTACATCTACAAGCTGGCCGGGCCGCTGCCGGAGGCCGTGCTGTGAAATTAAAGATCATAGGCCGCCGTCTTTTTACAGATGCAGGTTACCCAATGGGCGAACGATTTTATATGCGCGCCGGCTGGCCCAACTGCGGATGGGGGCCATTTGCCACAGATGAGGAAGCGGAAGCCGCAAGGGTGGAATGGGAGAAATACTTAAACAAACAAGAAACGAGGATTAAAAAATGAGTCTATTGTCTGAATGCCTTATTCAATTAGAAAAACTCAAGCGCTATCCTAGGCATAGCTTAAATTGCACCATACACATTGATTCGCAGATTTGCTCTTGTGGTCAGGAAGAGATTGAGGAAGAGCTGGCTAGCGAGCAGGCCGAAATAGAAACGTGTGAAGATGAGGCAGACGACACGTTAGAACCTGAGCTTAGAGCGGCTTATTGGGAAGCAATGAAAAAGGATAATTAAATGATTCTTGCGCAACTTCTATCCATGTTCTCCGCCCGCGTCATCGGAACCTACACGCCGGCTCAGTACGACCAGCAGGTCATCATCGCTCGGAATAACCGGATGCGGTGGGGAATGGGGCAGTGGTGAGCGTCAAACGCACCACATGGCTGGTCGAAATCTTGGAACGCGCCAAGCGCAATCTGGCCGCTGAACAGCATAAGGCCGCCGGGACGCGGTTGGATCTGGCACTGACGATTGCCCGGGAGCTGTTGAAGCGGGCGAAGGGGTATCAAAAGCGCGACATGGAGGCCAAAAAATGATCCACCAACTACCACCGTCCGCCGTTGAAGTCATGAAGAACGGGGCAGCGGAGGGCACCCGCAACACGGAACTGTTCAAGCTGTGCCTTCAGTGGCGCGACTCCGGTGCGTGCCAGGACGAAACGCTGACGAACGCCGAGGAATGGTGCGTCAGAAATAACCTACCGCTGAAAGAGGCCGAGGGATGCACGAAGTCCGCATTCAGGCAGCCGGCCCGTCAGCCTTATCAGCCGAAAGGAAAGTATCGATTGCACAATCTACAAATCATCAAAGATGACGCACCAATCCCGGCCATGCCGAGGAGCGTGGACGAGACGCCAGTGGAGAAGTTCCTGACGGCAGCGTTTGAAGTTGGCGAGATGATTAACATCACGCGCAGCATTCGGGACGACGACCGCGAGCGCCCGGACGGATCCGGGGAAACCCGCACCCGGGAGGAATGGCTTGAGCTGTTCAAAGGCGAAGGGCTGAAGGAATGGCAGGGGAACGCCGTGGGAGTGTATGCGTCGATCAATCCGAACAACGGCAAAGGCCGTAAGTCTGAGCACGTGGTGAAGTGGCGGCACTGCCTGATTGAATTCGATGAATCGACGATGGATGAGCAGTGGAAGATTATTAAAAAGAGCGGATTGCCTACCACCTGCATCATCAAAAGCGGCTCACGCAGTCTGCACGCGTGGGTGCGGATCGATGCGACAACGCAGGAGGAGTTCAAGGAACGCGTCGAGTTCATTTACAATCATCTCGAACATTCCAAGCCTGATCCGGCGAACAAGGACGCGGGGCGCTTGTCACGTTTGCCCGGGGCGATGCGGACGGCCACAGGCCAGCGGCAGGATTTGGTTGAATGCGGAACGCCTAAAATATCATTCCTAGAATGGAAGGAGCGGATCCTGTTTGGCGACATCCCCGAGCCCTACAAGTGGGACGACCTGCTCAATTTTAAAGAGACTCAAGATCCGACCCAACTGCTCGGCAAGCGGTGGATATGCCGGGGCGGATCGGCGCTGTGGGTTGGTAGCAGCGGGCTGGGTAAGTCAGTACTGTGTGCGCAGGCCGCCATCACCTGGGCGATCGGTCGTGCGTTCTTTGGCATCAACCCGCACGGCAACTGGCTGAAGTCACTGATCATTCAGGCCGAGAACGACGAGGGAGACGTGGCCGAGGCAATCCAAGGCGTTTTGAAGGCGATGAATTTAACGCCGCACGAGATCGAGCTGGTGAAGGCGAACGTCATAATCGTTCGGGACTGCACGTCCACCGGAGAGAAGTTCGTCGATCGTGTCCGGCGCCTTGTGGAAAAATATAAGGTCGATCTGGTGTGGGTGGATCCCTTGCTGGCCTTTATCGGCGGCGATCTATCGAGTCAGGAGACGGCCAGCGAGTTCCTTCGCACTATGCTGAACCCGCTGTCGCTGTCGGCTGGGTTTGCGTGGATGCTCATACACCATACGCCAAAGCCCGTCCGGGAAGGCAACGGGTATCAAGGGCACGACAAGGCATATAGCGGATTTGGATCGTCTGAGCTGACCAATTGGGCCCGGAGCGTTTTAACACTTGCGCCAAGCGGTCAGGATGCCGAACAGCGCAACGTTTACCGCCTAGAGGTGACTAAGCGCGGGAAGCGGTCAAATCTCAATTCTGGGGGCATTGTGGCGCAAACTTCCATTCAGCCTTACGTGAATCTACGCCATAGCGATGTTGGGCTGGCGTGGATTGGAGCCGATGAGCCGGAGCGGAAGACGGCAGGCCGGCCGGAGATTGTGGTCAACTTTGAGGATTATCGCAGTTCTATCTCAAAAGGGATAAGCGCCGGCGATCTGCAAAGTTTAATCCGCAACAAATCGAAGATTGGTCACACAAAAAGCAGGGATCTGACAGCGGCATGGGAAATCGAAGGTTTGATCAAAAATATAGGCACAGAAAAAGCCAAAAAATACGTATTAAACGAGGATCAAAAATGACCCCAAAAAACCTATCACCACTTATTATTTTTCTATCACCGGAAATTGGTCGAACTCCTATGGATGGATATTCCCCCTTTAAGGGAATATCCATCGATAGGGTTCATAATTTCCATCCATTGACCATCCATAGGGGGTATTTCCGGTGATCATAAACAGCGCAGAAATCATCGAAAAAATACCCGCCAACTTTCAGCACCCGGCGATGGCCATGGATTCGCTGTCTGATTTGGTGTTTGAGGCTTATTCCGAGCTCAAGATCACGGTCACCACAAGCACGGCGTTCACCACGACCAAGGTGATCGAATACCTGATGGCGAAGGCACCTGATCACCCAGCGATGGCTAACCGGACGGACACGCTCGGCCATGCCGTGCTGAACATAGCCCTGAACAAATCGCCGGAGTCCATGACGGCCGTGGCTAAGCGGTACGGCGTGACTAAGCAGGCCATCAGTAAGCAGGTTACAGAGGTTTATGACCGGCTTGGGATCCGGTCTCGATCACAGAAAAGCGATAAGGCCAGAGAGTCCTATCGCAAGCGGGCGTACAGAGTGCACGCACAGCGGCGGCGTGAGGCTCCAAAATTCAACATGGCCGCAGTCAAGAAAGGGATAAAGAAATGAAACTAAAAGCAATCGTCACTAAACTTAACGACACACGCGATAAGGCGCTGGAACTGGTGGGCAAGACCATCGGACTGGCGGCTGAGGCTGGCACGATTATCCAGCAGGCCCGGACAGACGGCGAGGACGTCCGGGATCTATGCGAGCAGGCCGGGATCACTGAGGAGGTTGGTCGGCGTTATGAGAAAGTGGCGGCCGCCCAGCATAAGATCACATCAGGCCAGGCTGACGCTGGAGAGATGCGGCAGACATATCTGCGGATCGGTATGCTGCCCGATCCGATCACGGCCAGCGTGCCGGCCGACCCCAAGCCGTTCCTGTGGCCCGTGATCAAAGCCTGCCAGTGGCTAGGTAATCGCGGATCAAAGTACATCAGTCAGGATGCTGAGTTGCGCGAGCAGTTTATACGCGAAGCTGAGCCAATTGTAAGGGCCTACAACGAGCTTAAAGGGGCGGAATGATAGACCACAGCCACCCCCACCACATACCCCCCGCCACGGGGCGTATAAAGGAATCTCTTCAACCAAGGCAAATCTCCGCGATGCAACGCACTGCCATCCCTTTTTTGAGTGAAATTTAAAAACCTTACTTTGACCTATGGGACGCCCTAAAAACACCGCCATCCATGCACAGGCCGCCGCTGCCGGCGTCGGTCTGCGCCAAGCTCGGCGCCAGCTTGAAAAGCAGGCGGCCGCAAACCCGCCCAAAGCACTCGAGGCGATCGACGGCGTCGGTCTGGACGGCGAAATCGACCGGCTGGAATCACTGGCCGCCACGCTGGGAGAGGCGGCCAAGCAGGCCACCGGCCCGGAGCGGTCGGCATTGATCAGCGACTATACCCGAGTCGTGGAGGCGCTGAGAAAAATGAAAGGCGACCGGCCCGACATTAACGAAGCCGAGGGGAAAATGGTGCCTGTGGATGAGGCCGACAAGCTGCTGGCCGCCCGGGACAACGCGCTGATCCCGTTGCTGAAAGGCATGGCGAAAAGGCTGGCTCCGATCTGCGCCAACCGTCCGGCGGCCGAGGTGCAGGCAGAGGTTGAAAACGAGGTGGGGCAGATCATGAGGCAGGTGGAAGCGGCGCTGTGATAATCATGCCGGCAAATAATACTGGATTCATGGTCGGCTTTATTGCCGGCAAATTTCCTAATTCGATCGGCCTTTTGATCTCGCCGAACGGATGGAGATACGCCCCGGAGGTGATCCCATATGCAATCGACAACGGAGCCTACTACGCATTTACAAATGGAACGGAGTGGGATGAAGCGAGTTTTTACAAGACACTCGACAAGGCGGCAGACGGCCGGCCGCCGTTGTGGGTGGCCTGCCCGGACAAGGTCGGGGATAAGGACGAAACAAAGCGACTGTGGGACAAGCACAGCGAAAGGATTGAAAAACTAGGATTCTCACTGGCCTTTGTAGCACAGGACGGGATGACTCCTGATGATGTTCCAGAAAATGCCAGCGTGGTTTTCATGGGCGGATCTTTCAAATGGAAGTGGAAGGCGCTCCCAATATTTGCAGCCACTCAAAAAAGAATCCACTGCGGCCGGGTGAATTCTTATGAGGGATTATGGATCTGCGATGATCTTGGAATTGAAAGCTGCGACGGCACTGGATGGTTCCGGGGGGGCATGAACAGACTGAAGCCGATGGTCGATTATTTAGAGGAAAAAAACGGTGAAGGGAGAAAACAGAAATGTTTGCTAAAGACCTAAACAAAACAAAACTCGGCGGCGCAAAGTACACAATCATTCAGTCGTTCAAGTTCGACGCATCTCATAATCTAAAAAAAGAAGACTTTGGGTATTTGAGTCATCAGTCACTTCTTGACCTGATGAAGTGTTTTTATAATCACGGCCACACGTACTCTCTCGACGTGGAGTGGGAGGGATTTCCAACCGATCGGGAGCCCATGATCTCGCCCTTTGGAGAGCTCAAGGGATACACCCAAACTCTTGTGCGTTGCTGCGACCATCACAACCTGAATGAAGTTTTTGATTTTCCTACAACCTTAGAGAACGTCGGGAATTGGTTTTTTAAGCGACTTAAAACCTTTGAGACAGAAAAGCTAAAACTGAAATCAATCGTTTTGCAGGAGGGATCAAACAACCGGGTAAAGGTGGAAAATATATGAAACCAAAAGTTTATCTTGCCGGAGCTATTTACGGCACCACAAACGCAGAGCAGGAGTGGCGAAAAATAGCGACCGAAAAACTTTCTGCTGTTTATAACGTTCTCAATCCAATAAATCGAGATTATCGCGGAACAAAGTTCGACACAGTCAACAGCACAAAGATTGTGAAAGAAGATATGCTTTGCGTGGACAATTCGAGTGTGATTTTTGCCAACTGCGAAAAGCCGGGATGGGGAACAGGAATGGAAATATTTTACGCCCACATGAAAGGCAAGCCTGTTCTGTTTTTTACATCAAACGACAACCCATCGCCTTGGCTGCTGGCCAGAGCACGAAACGTTGGTTCACTGGAAAATGGAATTCAAGAACTGCTGAATCTCAATCAGACAATCTTGAACTGCGCCGGTAAGGTATGACCAAAGCTCAGACCGAACTACGCCGGCGGGAAAAGGCCCGCTGGCATTATGAGAAGCCGCCGTCCGTGATTGAGTGGGTGGAACGGAACATCCAACTGGACAGCCGGATCACGGCTCGGCCCGGGCTGTACTCCACGGCCAACTCGCCCTACGTCCGCGGCGTGCTCGAAGCGCTGGCGGATCCGGGCGTTCACACGGTCTGCCTATGCTGGGGATCGCAGACAGGGAAGACGCTGACGCTGGCGGTGTGGCTGGCGTATCGAATCGCCAACGACCCAGCGCCGTCTTTGCTGGTCATGCCCAACGCGGATCTGGCTCGGTCATATTCCAAGACGCGACTTGTGCCGATTTTTGAAAAATGCAAGCCGGTCAAAGCGCTGTTTCCTTACGACAGCGACGACTTTGCAAATCTGGAAATGCAATTTCTAAACTGCACGCTGACGCTGACCGGATCGAACAGTCCGGCCAACATCTCCAGCCGT